TTGCTATATCTAGTATCCCAGCACTTATATCTGTATATTTCTTTTGTTCATCCTCATCCCAATTACTCATCTTGCTATCAAGTCCAAGATATGTTTTTACTCTACTGTTTATAGTTGATACTAGATTCTTTTCTTTCTCTTGTTTGGTTTTATTGTTTGTTTTATTTTGCTTTAGCTCTCTTATCTGTGCATCTTTATTAGCTAGTTTCTGTTTTGTCTCTAGCTCTTTTTGAGCATCTTCTATTATTTTTTTGTTTTGTTTTGTAGTATCAAAGCTCTTTTTGATATGGTCTATAGTAGCTGTGTCTGCATCCCTAAAACTATCAGGGTTGTTTGCTTTCCACTCTTCATAACTTTTAGCACCGTAAGAACTTTTTATAGCTTTATAGTTGCTTTTCTTTTGAAAATAAGCATTTTCATCTTTTATATCTTTAGCACTTGCATTACTATAATCTAAACTATCATCCTCACCACTCCATGAGCTTGTATTGTTTTTATGATTTTCCCATTCATCTTTATTATTAAACTGCATATACTCTTTACTATAAGCATCCGTAAAGTCTTGCTTGTTTTGTGTATCTTCTTGTTTGTCTATTGTGTTTTCTAGCTGTTGTTTTTCAAGACTGTTTATTTCCATAAGGGCATCATGCTTTTGTGTTTCTCTTTTTCTTTTTTCACTATCTTCTAAAACATTGGCTATACCTGTAAAAGCATCACCAAAAGCTTTTACTTTTAGTCCTTTATTACTTGATACATTATTTTGATTACCTGTTCCCTTACCACTTGCATAAGCATCATAAAAACTCATTATACTCTCCTACCAGCATCTATCATATTTTTTTGCTGTTTTATTTCTATTTGTTTATTTCCCATTACACTATTAGCAAAAGCTTTTTGTAGATCAATTTTATTTTTATCTACCATAGCTTTAGCCTTAGCATTATTTAAAGATGTTTGAGAGTGCTTATACATCATCTCAAGTCTCATTTTTTCTTCTTCAAGTTTTCTAAGTCTTTGTGCTTCGGGTGAATTTTGACTAGCTAAAGCCTGTGCTTCCATAGCATCTTTTACTTTTTTAGCATCAGGTGATTCCATATCTTTAAGTATAGCTGGTATCACCATATCTAGCAGTTCAGGTTTATTTTCCCTTACTGTTCTTAAAAGCTCACCATTTAATCTTAGTCTATCCTCACTCATTCTATTTGACTTTGGTTTTGCAAGATAGACCAAATCATATTTATCAAATTCCAAAGTATTCATGGCTATAGGAACTACACTACCATCTTCTAGCAAGTCATAGTCCACTCCACCATCATCATTATATAAAGGCTCATTGATAGATAAAAAGTCTTGTACATAGTCCTCATCAACTATACTCACGATTCTACTTGTATCATAAAACTGTACAATAAGACTTATCTTTTTTCTTATGATTCTTTTTTGTAGATTATCACTTTTGTTCATAAACCTTGAAAGCCCCACAAGCCCACTTTGGATTCTTTGCTCTTGTCCCACTCCACTCATTCTATTGTTAGCCATACCCAACATCTCTTTATTTGAGTTAAGCCTTTCTGTTATTTGGTTTCTATTATCTATGATTGTATTTAGTATCTGTTGTATCTGTGCATTTTGTTTTACATCTTTGATACCGTTTATATCTTCCACTACTACAGTTGCATTATCAAAAGAGTTTTCATAATTGAACTGTGCTATATCTTGGTCGATGATAGCACCTTTGTTTACATATGTTTTAGTATTAGCCAACATATTTTGAAGTCTAAGCTTTGCATAGTTGATATTATCTTGTAGGGGCATGATATCCCTATATAGTCCCCAATACTTTATATCTCCACCTGTATCCCTTTGGAAAAACTCTATCTCATATGGAAACTCATTGTGTTTAAAAGGATTCTCCTCTTGCTTCAAGATAACATCATCACACCAAAAACAATAGTAAAACTTATCTTTTTTCTCTTCTTTGCACCACTTCCTATACCAAGTGTAAGTTAGTAAAACCCTTGAGCGTAAAGTATCATCTGTATATAGGTCATCTTCCACCATACTATTTAGGTAGTTATTGTTTGATACAAGTTCTATTTTTTCTTCATCAAAGCCAAACTTATATAAATCTTCCCTATCTACCCATACACATCTATGGATATATCTTGCATCATCATTATAGTTGTTTGCTCTACTAAAGGGGTCTAAAAACATCTCTCTACTTGGTACAAAAGATGGGTCTATATCTTTATGTTCTCTATTAAATATATCATATTCCCCCGTACCCTTTACCATAAGGTCACATATGCTTATACCCTCGATAGCAAGTTCATCATCCATCTGTTCACATTCGCTTTGGTATTCGTTTACTTGAGTTATAGCTTTTACTATTGCATTAAGTATATTTGCACTAGCTCTTTTTTCTTGTTGTCTAGCAAATATTTTTATCTCTATCTCTCTATTTGACTTATGCCCCATGATGTTGTTGTGGTGTTTGGCTATATTATTTTCATACTGTTCAGGTTGTCCTCTATTTGCCAGTATTGATTTTATAGTTTCATCAAGTTGATCTCCATTAAAATACTCTCTTACTTTTTTACCAAAAGCTTTAGTGCTGCTAAAATGAGTATCGCTTTCTATAAGCCATCTTTTTAAAGTTAGAGTATCACTAAACATATCTATCCTCTTATACTGCTACATTCTCAGGTGACACATAAGCATCTGCTAAAGAGTTTGCTTTTTTCTTTTTCTTTTGAGTGTCACCATCAAAAACTGTATTGAACCCATCACTAAACTCAACTTGTGCTTGTCCTAGCTTTTGTTGCTGTAGTGCATCCTTTTTTTTATCATAAGCAAGTCTATCTTTTGCTACTTTATTTGCTTCTTTTGCTGTCTCATATGTAGCCCATGCGTTAGCTAAACTCCCTGTAGCTTTAAGTCCTTTTGTCCAATCCATCCTATTTCCTTTTAAAAGTATTGAGGTACACTTCGTAAACTTTTATTTCTTAGCCTACTATTTTCTTTTAGTCTCGCTACCTCTTTATCATAAAGTTTTACATAGTGTACATTGAGGTTTCTATCTTTAGAATTCAATTTTGGCTTTTCATATATCTCACTTTTTAAAAGATATTTTAAAGCTTTATGGTATTTTATAGGCACTTCTATACTACAGTTTAAACTTGTTATATCCTTTGCATATTTATATGTTATCTCTATATCTATTTCGTTTTCAGGGATAAAGTTTAAAACTAAAAACTCCCCGTAAAATGTATAGAGTTTTTCATCTGTGTCAGAATGAATAGCATCATAGATATCATATGCTATCTCTTTACCACCATATCTACATATCACCTCTTTTATTGGCTCATGCTTAAGTCTATATTCTGCTATACCCTCTTGTGTTTGTAGTGTTTGACTATAAACAAAAAAAGGTAAGTCTCCTTGAAGTGTATTATATGCACTTTTTAATTTGTTAAAGAGTTCACTATCATTCCAAAATTTTTTATCGCCTTTTTCATCAAGGTCACTTCTTGTAATTTTTAAGAACTCTTTAACTATCATTACTTACTTTCTCCATCTGTTGAATCAGATTTGTCATCAATATTATCACCATCATTAGATGTATCGTTGTTTTCATCTGTTGGCTCAATGATTGTTTCTTTATCCTCTCCATCTGTTGAATCAGAATTGTTTTTAGCTTCATCACTTGACATTTGAGTCTTTAAACTTTCTTCTAAATCTTCCAGCTTACTTTGAACATCATCCCTTTGTTTTGTTACTTCTGATAGTTCCTCTTCAAGAGACTCTATCTTTTGGGCTGAGGCTACATCACTTTTATTAAAACTGATTTCATCAACACTCTCAAAAGCATATAAACTACTTCTTGTAAGAATCTGTGCTGTCCTCTTATCAACAATAACAATATCACCTTGCTTTAGTACAGGTTTAGGTCTAGCTAAAGAGTATGTAAACTCCATAGCTTTTTTGCCTGTATACTTTATCGCTTCTTGTGGTGCGAAATGTACTGTAGCCATATTAATACTCTTGTCTGCTACTTGCGTGTTTTGCGTATTCAAGTGTTACAGTTGCTTTACCTGTTGCACTTGCATCACCAGTTACATCAATAACAATACTTTCAGTCTTATTCGCTGTAAACATTTTGTTATTAAAAGCGATACCTTTTACACCATCTACAGTAGTAGCTGAGATAAACTTTTCAAAATCATCCTCGATACCTACTGATATTTTATTGTTTGTATTTTCAAAAGCTTCATCTACTGTTACATTTACATTAGTCACTCTAAAACCAGCTAAGATACCAGCAAAGTCATAAGTCTTTCCTACATCAGAACCAGCCACTTCAAAGTGTACTACACCACCATCTCTAATCTCTCTTTTTCCTCTTTTAACTTCAATAGCCATCATTCACTCCTTACATACCTGTACTAGACACTACAGCGATTACACCATAGTCATTTCCATCAAAGATAGAATCTTTTAAGATACCATCGTTATCACTAGCTTTATACTTTGTTTTAGCGTATCCATACACTCTATCAATACCAGCGTTCATTCTTCTTGGGTCTTTTGAATCTTCCCAATCATAATATGCAACACCCTTATCAACTACAATATATCCAGCACCAGCACCTAACATTAAGTTGATTTCTGTCTCTTGTCCTGAATTACCAGCATAAGTTGATAAGTCAATTTTTTTCACATTACCAAAACCTACAAACTCAGACTTTGATGTTAAGATACCACTTTGTCTTGCATTGTCTGTTTTTACATTTAGTAAAAGAACACCATCCCAAATACCTAAAGCACTATTTAGTAAAGGATTATCTTGATCCCTTGAAACTCTAGTAGCTAACTCTTTTCTAGCCTCAGCCCAATTTGCATCATTTTTGATATGCCTAGCACTGTTACTACCAACTAACATTACATAAAAATCTAAATCTTCATAAAAACCTAAATTCTCATTTTGCATTGTATATACAGGAACTAAGGGTGGTACTTTTTTACCTGTTGCAGTTACACCATTCTCAGCTCTTCTTCTTGCTTCACTTACATCATCTGTAGTTAAAACATTAGCTTTTAAGATATTTGAACAATCTTGTGTATCATACTGCCCTGAACATACAATATTTGTACAATCAGCACTCATAGCACTAAAGAAAACCTTATCAAACTTTCTAGTTTCCCAATTTGTTAAAGCTGTCTTAGCTCTACCTTTAAACTTATCACTTGTTCTTTGTGAAATGATATCTTCTGTTGATGGTACTTTATGTTGATATCTATCTACTTTGATAAACTGCTTGATTGACTTTAACTCCTCTGCACTTGCATCAAAATCCACATTTCCAATTGCACCACTTTCAGTTAAGTCATCCTCTAAAGTTACTCCTACAGGTGTCCCTTGCTCTAAAGTCTTTCTTACAGACTTGATGATTGCACCTTGTTGGTTCTCACTCTTTGCAATAAATGGCTTAATCTTAGACTTAGCCATAGCACTCCTAGTGATTTCTCCACTATACGCTACCTTTGTCTCTGCATCAGATAAAAAATCCTTAGCCGACAATCCTCCAAATACATCACTCATCGTATTTCTCCTTTTTTTTATGCCCTATAAGGCTTTTATTTAATGCTTACCCAAGATGTGTAGGGTGAGGACTAAGTCTCGGGTAAGACTAATCACCCCACACATCTTGCGTAAAGCAAAGGGTTATAACCCTAAAGCTTCTTGCAGTTTTTCATCATCACTTTTAAAACCATCTTTTATAGCACCTGTTTTTGTTGGTTGTGTTCTCACATCTCCCATATCAGGTATCTTTGGTGACTCTACTTGCTTTACATCTTTTTTGTGTGCTTCTTGGTACTTCTTAAAAGTATTTTCATAAACATCTTCATATGATTCAGAAGCATCATATATCTCTTGTTGTTGTTTTTGACTTAGTTCTTTTTGGAAAAAGTCAATCATTACATCATGTTTATACTCAGGATATTTACTAGCCACCCTAGATACTGCTTCTGCCCTTTCATATACAGCCTCAAGCTCTTCTTTTTTCTCTTTAAGCTCTTTTACTCTATCTTGATTTGAGTGCTTACTTTCAAACTCTTTTTGTTTTTGTGCTACAAGTTTTAAAT